GCGTCCGGTGATCCGATTAATTTAGTACGATTAGTTGATCCTACTGATGGTGTTACAGGAGGGGTGATAACAGCAGGAGGATCAGGATATTCTTCTGCGCCAACGGTGAGTTTTAGTGGTGGGGGTGGTAGTGGTGCAACTGCTACGGCAACGGTCTCGGGTGGTGCAGTGACAGGAATTGTGATGTCCGATCCAGGTAGTGGGTATACATCTGCTCCGACTGTTACGCTAAGTGGTGGTGGGTCTGGCGCAACTGCAACTGGAAGTTTAGGAAGCGGAGCGTTTGTTTCTGGTGAAACGGTGACGGCAATAGGAGGTGGTAGTGCAACGATTGCTACAAACGGTGCCATTTCATCGGTGTTGGCGGGACTATCTTCACTTAATACGGCAAACAATAATTATAAGACGCATAATGATCGTGTTTCTGGGTATGTTACTCCAACAGACTTACCTGGAATACAATCGGTTATGGGTGTAGCGAATGCGTTGACGAGTTTCAGACAAGGGATGAACCGAATTACGAATGATCCCTGTGGACAGCTTGCGCTTTCGATGGCGGGCGTCATTCTAGGACCTGATGTTATTGAAAATGCATTAGCGAGGGTCAATGCAGCGTATGCAGATATCAATGAGGGGTTACGTCAAATTACTAGTGTCTATGATACTATTGCAACAGAGATAAACAAGATTAACAATATTATTGCCAATGCAGACGCTTATTATAATAATGCAGTTGGGGAGCTCGCAAATGCTACGGTGGGGTTCTTTGTAGATTCAATGTCCCAGATTGACCCCTGCTTGCAGAACGTTTTTGAAGAAGTGGTTGGTACAACTAATTTAGTGAAAATTTTAAAGGGAATTGTATCCTAAAACTATCATAAATACTACTATGGCACATAATACACTTAACTATACGTTTGCAGACCTTGATCTTGATTTCACGAAACATCCAGTTTCAAAGGATGTGGCAAAGAAGTATGATGAAGAAGCGGTCAAGACTTCTGTACGCAACTTAATTCAAACGATGCACTATGAACGACCCTTTCATCCTGAAATAGGAAGTATGGTCCATTCGCTGTTGTTTGAGAACGCAAGTCCTATTACTGCAACAGTTATGAAACGCACGATTGAGGATACACTAAGAAATTTTGAACCACGCATACGCGTCTTAGATGTGATTATTCTTCCTGCATCGCCTGATAGGATATCAGGTGCACCTCATGCACAGTTTGCAGAAGCGCAAGGTCAGCGATTAGAAGATTATAATACATATCATGTGACGATTGTTTTTAATGTTCTCACTCATAACGCGCCGGTTGAATTGTCCTTAATGTTGAAAGAGGTACGATAAATGGCTACAAATACTAAAGTTACTATTACCGAACTTGATTTTGATACGATTAAAACAAATCTAAAAACGTATCTCAAACAACAAACGACATTTCAAGATTACGATTTTGAAGGATCGGGACTGTCCAATCTTCTTGACGTCTTGGCGTATAATACCCACTATATGTCATATTATGCAAACATGATTGCCAATGAGATGTTTCTTGATAGTGCGATGATTCGATCTTCAGTTGTGTCGCTTGCAAAACACCTTGGATATATGCCAACGTCTTTTGTTTCTCCGACTGCGATTGTTAATGTTACCATCAACAACGTATCAGGGTCGCCGGCTTCGATTATCTTGGCCACAGGGACAGAGTTTAGAACAACTATTGATGATGTTAATTATACATTTGTTCCGTTGATTGATACGGTTATTACGCCTGTAAGTGGGGTATATTCAACAACCGGTTTGACGTTACGAGAGGGACATTATTTATCGTATTCTCATATCATCAATACTGCAGATACGACACAAGAATTGATTATTCCAAACAACCAAGTTGATACGTCTACACTAACGGTGAAAGTTCAAACGTCAGTTACCGATACAACGGTAGAAACGTATACGCTTGCGGATAATATCAACGAGATTAAAGCAACATCAACGGTGTATTGGTTAGAAGAAGTTTCTGGTCAACGATACCGTGTTTATTTTGGTGATGACGTAATTGGAAAGAAATTAGTTGATGGTAATGTGGTAATTATTACCTATCTTTCAACAACGGGTTCAGCTGCGAATACGGCATCAACATTTACATTAGCGGGTGTTGTTGGTGGATCTACTGATGCTACAATTACGACAACGACTGCCGCTGCTGGCGGGTCAAACGGCGTGAGTATTGATACGATTCGGTTTCAAGCACCTAAAACGTATGCAGCACAAAATCGTTGTGTCACCGTTCAAGACTATCGCGATATTATCTCTAAAGAAGATCCAAACATCCAAACTGTTGCAGTATGGGGTGGGGAAGATAATGTACCGCCATCATATGGGAAAGTCTATATTGCGATCAAACCAAAAACAGGCTATGTGTATTCTGATGCAGCGAAAGAAGCAATCAAGACGTCCATTCTAAAGAAGAAAAATGTGGTGACCGTTTCTCCGGAGATTGTTGATCCTTCATATCTCTATTTGGTGATTACGTCTGCTGTCAGCTATGACAAAACGAAAACGACAAAATCAGCTACGACACTACAGGCGTTGACCAAAGCGACAATCGAAGCCTATAACGACAATAACTTGGAACTCTTTGACAAATATTTTCGTTATTCAAAATTGATCTCCAATATTGATGAGACTGATACTAGTATCTCAAACAACTGGACAACGATCAAGATGAAGAAGATATATACTCCAACGTTGAATACGGTGACACAAGATACGATATATTTCAACAATGCGATTACTCCAGGCACAATCAATACTACTGGGTTCACATTAAGTGGAACAGATACGACAACGTTTTATTTTGATGATCCTGATACCGTTACGACGGATACAAATTATCAAAAACTTCGACAATATAGTTTGGTTGCAAATGTTAGAACAGAAATCAACAGCAACGCAGGGACGATTGATTATAGTGCGGGAACAATTCAGTTTAACAACTTAACGTTTGCAAGTTCGATTGATACGGATGGTATTAAAATTACTGCAACACCTACGATCAATGATGTCATACCAAAGAGAAATGATATTCTTGTGATTGATGATGCAGATATTACAGTAACAGTTACAGAAGATACAGCCTTAACGAGTGGTACGACCTAATGGCAACAAAGTCAATTACAGCAATACCGTTTGATAAGAAGATTAAGGATCTTGTTGAAGAACAGATGCCTCAATTTATTCGGACGGACCATGCTACGTTTGTGACGTTCATTGAGAAGTACTATGAATGGATGGAACAAAATGGATATACCCATGAAGCGATTGGTAACCTTCTGAAGTACCATGATGTAGATTATACGGTTGATTCCTTTTTAAAGTATATGGAATATGAGTTCATGCATCATATTCCAGATGATCTGGAAACAGATAAACGAAAATTACTGAAGCGTATTCGCGAGTTCTATCGAGCAAAGGGGTCCGATCCATCATTTAAAACATGGTTCAGAGCCATGTTCAATGAAGAAATCGACATCTATTATCCAGGTGCTGATATGGTGAGAGTGTCTGATGGAAAATGGGACGCGATCACGGTGGTTCGTATTGCTGCCACGACAGGAAATCCTTCTTTACTTGAATCACGCAGAATCACAGGTAGTACATCAGGAGCAACAGCAGTTGTGGAAGCTGTCAAGCAGTTTTATGAAGGTAATAATAATGTTTATGAAATGCAGCTATCAAGTATTGTTGGAACCTTTCAAGCATCAGAAGCGGTGACGGGAACAAGTGTTGCAGGCGCAGCTATTGCGGGAACAGTCTACCCTATTGTTACAGGTATAACGATTACTGCAGCAGGTACGGGATATGCTATAAATGATGACTTGTCTTTTACTGGCGGCGGTGGGAACGCAAGTGGTGTTACTGCGAAGGTTGAAAGTTTAACAAGAGGGGGAGTGACAGGGTTTTCAATTACTGCAGCTGGAGATAATTACCGTGTTGGTGATGGGATTACATTTGATTATACAGACACAGAGGGCGCAAACGCAGAAGCACAAGTTGGGACGGTTGAAGAAGCAGAAACGAAACTTTTACTCAGCTTTGATGGGACAGATGGGAGTACGACATTTACTGATAGTAGTAATTCGGGTCATACGGTAACCGCACAAGGTGGGGTAAATTTACGGACATATAATCAATATCACCCAGCACAAATAAGTAAGTTTGGTACTGCAACAGGATCCTTTGATGGGTCGAATGACTATCTGAGTATTCCTAGTTCTGCTGATTTCGGGATGGGAACGGGTGCGTTCACCGTTGAGTTCTGGGTGTACTTCAATGCGTTATCGACTCAATGGATTCTGGC